CATGTATTATGAAAAAATGATAAAGGCAAATGAACGATTCATGAATATTATAAATGGGGAAAGTACTTAAGATTCACGAACCGGACTTTATATTAGATATGAATGTGTGAGAAAATAATTGTTTAGGTGATTTGGTCGGAAGAAAGACATTTGCCAAAAAACTGGATGTATATAACAAGAAAAAGAGTATTATCCGGCAGAGATATTTGAGGAAATGCTTACTGACTGCTACAGATAGTTTTAATTGTATTGCTTTAACAGCGATTCATCGAACGAATGTGAGATGAATAATAAACCACCGGCTAAGCCGGTGGTCATGATTAAACGAGAAAGGAATAATCACTATGTATAGAGTATTAGAGCATTTTCACGACCTAGAGGACTTCAAAGCAGATAAAAAGGGCGAGAGAACCTATTTTGAGTACAACGAGGGCGATACATATCCTAGAGATGGATATGAGCCAGCAGAATGGAGAATCGACGAGCTGATGGGTGGAGGAAACCCACTAAGAAGACCGCTCATCGAAGAGGTAGATGCAGTTACTAATGAACTCGGCGAGCCAACAGAGGAAGGCTCAAAAGATGAAACCGGCGGAGACGAGGAAGGCGAGGAATAATGTATTTAGATAGTATCAAGGCACTGCTTGGGACGTTAGGAACCCAATATGAGAGTATCATCAGTCAAATAGCACATATGACCGAGCAAAGGCTAAAAGTCCTTATATCAAGCGATGAAGTGCCTCAAGAACTATCATACATTGTCATTGAGGTATCTGTCGCAAGGTTTAACCGCATCGGTTCAGAAGGATTGTCTTCGCACAATGTTGAGGGCGAACAGATGACATGGAGCAACGACGATTTTAAGCCATATGCAAGAGACATCGAAGCCTATTTGAAGAACAAGGCAAACAGCACTCAAGGAAGGGTGAGGTTTATATGAGATACGACAAGATAATCAGCTTGTATAGAGACGAAAGAGGTTCATATAACGAGGACACTGGCGACTATGAACATGCAAGCGATGGCTTTTCGGACTCAATCATCGCATCCGTTAACGACGCATCAGACCAAACGGTAAAACTGATTTATGGTGAAATTCGAGAGGGTGTACTAGTGATACATGTACCATACAACATTGGGGACGGTATCGACTACATCAAGTACAAAGACAAGAAGTATCGCATAGACAGAAAGCGAAATTTGAGATTTAAGACGACTTTTATCGTCTCGGAGGTTCATTGATATGTCAGTCAAGATAAGCGGGGCAGACAAGCTGTCTGATGCTTTAAGGCATGCTCAGAAAATGACTGAGGTTAAGGCTTGTGTCAGTAAGCATGGTGCAGACCTTAACGCCATCATGGTGGAGAAAGCACCGGTCAAGACTGGCTTTTTGCGTAGAAGTATCAAGATAAGCAAAGGCGATAACGGAATGAGTGTAACAGTCGAACCGACTGCTGAATATGCGCCATATCTCGAGTATGGCACAAGGTTCATGAGAGAGCGACCATTCGTCAAGCCAGCACTCGAAAGGGTTAAGCCTAAGTTTATAAGAGATGTCAAGAAAATCATGGGAGGATAGGTAAATGCGAAAAGACCCACAGCAAGAGCTGTTTACAAAAGTTCGAAAAGAATTGGAAAAACGTTTTGGACGAATAGTATTTGACGGAGCAATACCATCCAAAGAAGTAGCTTATCCGTTTATTTATATGGCTGGAAGTACGCAGACGGACACACAGAACAAGACTGCACTATTTGGCACTGTGACACAGACCATCCATGTATGGCATAACAATCTGCTTCAGAGAGGAACATTCTCGACTATGCTACTTGACATCAAGGATATTGTACGAGGAATAGAAAAGACAGAGAATCGCTCATGGAATCTAGTAGAGACAAATCAAACAATCATGGAGGACGATACGACCGCTCATGCATTGATGCACGGAATACTAGAGTTCACATGGACATTTAGCTAAAAAAAAAATAAGGTAAGTAATTCAACAATTAGTTAGGAGGAATAGACATGGCACAGTCAATGACAGCTGTAGCTGGGAAAAAGATAGTATACCTTTACAGACTTTTGTCAAAAGCAGCAACAGAAAAGGGCGCTGCAATTGCGTTTGTAACAGAGAATGGACGTTCGAAGTCAAAGGATGCTGACTCAACAGCAACAAAGGACGGAAAAATAAGAACTCCGGGAGCAGCAGAAACAGAAATCACATGCACATCAATCCTTGCAAAGGGCGACAAGCTAATCAAGGCACTTGAGGATGCACTAGACAACGACGAGATTGTCGAGATATGGGAGGCAAACCTTGAAGAGGCTGGCACCGGAGCTAATAAGTTCAAGGGGATGTATTTTCAAGGATATCTCACAAACTTCGAGATTAAGTCAGGAGCTGAGGATATGGTAGAAGTATCACTCACATTCGGAATCAATGGTTCGGGCGTTCGTGGAGATGTAACTGTAACAACAGAACAGCAGGCCGTTGCGTCTTATGTATTTAAGGACACAACAGCTGGAGCGTAGAGGAAGAGTAAGGGCGGTTTGAATACCGCCTTTTTTTGTACAAACATTCATCATCCAAAAATCGAGAGAGGGAAAGAAAATGAACACAATGGAGCTTGAAATCAACGGAAAAACCTATTCTTTTAAGTTTGGGATGGGATTTTTACTTGAAATAAATAAAACCTATGAGGTGGAATCAGTCGGCAGTAAGAATAAGGAAAAGGCGGGACTTGCGTTTAATGTTAGCGGCATTCTTGACAAGAACCCCGAGTCACTGCTCACAGTCCTAGAAATCGCTAACAAGACTGAAACCCCTAGAATCAGCAAGAACGAAATCATGGCATATATAGAAAGCGAAGACACAGACATCGACGGACTATTTGCAGAGGTGCTCGATTTTTTATCGAAAGCCAACTGTACCAAGAGCATGACTCAGAAGATGCAGATGGCAGCGAAAGAGGCAGAGGAAGAAGAGAATGCACTCAAGCAGAGACAGAAGGAGCTCATGGGAATGCTCAGTCAATAGAGGAAATCTACGAGGCGATTGCAATAGACTGCTTTAGGTTCTTTGGATTTAAGCGAATTGAAGAGGTGAACACTCTGACATTTCCTGAATACCAGCTACTAGTAAAGGCCCACAATCTCAAGCAAGTTGACGAGCAGTACAAACTACATTGGCAAGCATATTTGAACTTTGCAGCATCTGCGAAGAAGAAAGCTGGTAAAGACAAAATCAAGCCTGTGTTTGCACGATTTGACACATTCTTTGACTACGAGGCAGAGCTAGACAAGGCAAGGGGAATCAAGAGGAACGAAGATAAGCTAATCGCAATCGGAAAAATAATGAAACAAGGAAAGGAGGAGACACATGGCTGATTATTCGGTGAAGGCGATACTATCGGCAGTAGATAAGAACTTTACTAGCACGTTTGCAAAAGCAGATAGAAGTGTTACAGGATTACAGTCGAGGCTATCTAGGGGCTTTGGTTTTGGACTATTCGCCGGTGCTGGTCAAGCTGCGTTTAACAAAGTGACTAGTGCTATTGGTGGCATGAAAAACGAGCTCATAGAGTCGTCGAGAGCATGGCAGAACTTCGAGGCTAACATGCGAATGAATGGGCATACGAGAAAAGAAATTGCTGAAACTAGAAAAGAACTGCAGAGGTATGCAGAGCAGACTATATACAGTTCATCCGACATGGCTAGTACATTCGCTCAGTTTGATGCAGTCGGAGTAAAAAGTTCAAAGGACCTTGTAAAGGCTTTTGGCGGACTTGCGGCCGCATCGGAAAACCCACGTCAAGCGATGAAGACGTTATCCGTACAGGGGGTACAGATGGCAGCTAAGCCTAAAGTGGCATGGATGGACTTTAAATTTATGCTAGAACAAACCCCGGCGGGTATATCTAAAGTCGCTAAGGCAATGGGAATGACAACTAAAGAACTTGTAGCTAATGTACAGGATGGCAAGGTTAAGACTGAGGACTTCTTCGCAGCTGTTAGAAAGGCTGCTGGTGCTGGTAGTGATTTACAGAAGATGGCTACACAGTACAAGGATATATGGCAAGCATTGGACGGACTTCGTGAAACAGTCTCCAACAAACTACAACCAGCATTTAGGGCCTTTAACGACAAAGGAATCAAAGTCGTGACAAAGGCTACAAACGAGTTTTCGGACGCAGTCGACAGATTGACTGAAGCGTTTGAAAAAAACGGACTGAGTGGAGTTTTGGATGAGCTAGCGTCATCTGCTAGCAAGCTACCGGCCCCACTAAAGGAGATTGCAGCAGTGGGCGGAGCAATGGCTGGAATTTTCGCTGGCCGAAAGATATTCAATCCTAAGACTTTTGGTTTGGTAAGCGACGGTATAGGCCTTATAAATCATGGCATAAAATCTATACCAGCCGGACTAGACAAGGCGACAGAGGGACTATTTAAGCTGCAGACTATGACAGGTCGTTTTGACGTTGGATCGAGGGGCAACAAGATATGGCAAGGCATATACTCACAGTTTGAAAAAGCCTCTGTAATGTCATCTAGCGTATTAGACAAAATGGGCAGTGCATTGCCTAACAGAGTGACTGCGTTAGGCAGTCGATTAGGCGGTGCGTTTAGTGTAGTCGGTGGTAAGGTTACAGGCGGACTTGCGAAAGTCATGGGACTAGGACTGAGGCTTATACTTCCCGCAGCCTTAATTGCAACCGCACTAGCTGGGCTAGGCGTGCTGGCTAATGCATACGGGGACAAAATCAACGACATGATAAAGATAGCAGCTGAGAAAGGACCTGAGGTTATTGCCAACTTTACAAAGGGAGTGACGAGCAAGCTACCGGATCTAATCAATAGCGGTTCACAGTTGCTGATTAACTTCCTTAGTGGACTAGCTCAGCTACTTCCTAACGTGCTGGAGAGTGCTTTTACAATCATTGAGACACTTGTCAACGGACTATCGGCTAACGCACCTAACATCATCACAAGTGCAGTCGAAGTGCTATCACAGTTTATCATTGGTATTGCTGAGCATTTACCTGACCTCATAGCAACCGGCATGAGTTTGATTGCCTCACTTGCTCAAGGGATTGCTCAGAATTTCCCTCAAATTGTCGAAACCGCATTTAATGCACTCATGAAGTTTGTTGATGGCATGATTAACAATCTACCACAAATACTACAAGCGGCAGCACAGATTATACTATCGCTTATTACCGGACTTGTAACTGCTTTTCCTACAATCATCCAAAAGGGCTTTGAGCTGATACTCAAGCTTGCAATTGGAATTGTAAAGGCTATACCGCAAGTTTTTAAAGCAATTTTAGGACTAGGTAAGGGAATCGTTGAGAGAATCTCCAAAATCAACTTACTAAGTGCCGGAAAGGCTGTCATAGACGGATTTTTAAGTGGATTGACGGCGGGTTTTAGCAAAGTAAAAAACTTTGTCGGTGGAATTGCTAGCTGGATTAAGAAACATAAAGGACCTATTGACTATGACAAGAGGTTACTCATTCCCGCTGGTAGAGCAATCATGCAAGGACTTGACAGAGGACTCACCTCTTCATTTTCTAAGGTGAAGAGAACAGTCGATGGCATGGGTTCCAGCATAGCTGAGAGCTTTGGAATCGGCAAACAGATGAGCTTTGCCGGTATCCCTACGGCTAGTCTATCAAGCGAGTACGACTATGATGCAGTAGCAAGATACACAGTGGTCGTTCCGGTCGAGCTAGATGGCAAAGAGATTGCAAAGGCAACCGCAGACCCTATGCGCGAGGAACTAAGCAAACGAGAGAAGAGGGAAGGAAGGAGACACGGACGTGTATAGATTTACTGACGTGACCGAAAAGGGTAGCATTGTGCTACCCTCTGAGGCTTTGCGAATAAATGGCAAATATATCGAAGAGCTTGTCAAAGGCTATAAGACGCTCAATGTAAAGGGCAGAGAGTTATTGCTAGCAGACATAGACGAATACTCAACAGGTGTAGCTGATGGCACTAGTATGCGAAGACGAAAGTATCCAGCTAGAGTCATCACCGTGACTTTCCAGCTCATCGCAGAAACTAACGAGGAATATCGAAGAGCCTTTGAAAAACTCAACGCAGTTTTAAATGTTGAATATGCACAGCTTATTTTCGATGATGAAAGGGATAGGTACTACATCGGTACTCCATCAAGCTATGAAGATATAGAACCTGGTCGTAATGCAGTCGTAGGAAAATTCTCCATAAAGTGCTTTGACCCATTCAAGTATTCCCTCACTGAGAAAGTAGTTACAGCAAATAAAGACAAGGTTTTTGAGTTTAACTATGACGGAACATATCCAGCTCACCCCCATTTTGAGGTGTCGCTGCCTGAATCATCATGTGGATATATGGCATTTGTCAACCAAGATGGGAAGATTATTCAGCTAGGCAATCCGGCAGAAATTGACGGAATATCATTGCCACCATCAGAGCGACTAATCGACATTTCAAGATATAGCAACCCATTCAAGGCGAGCGAGTGGAAGATTAACGAAAAGAACCTCCCATCACTACACGGAATGATGGCGATAGATGGCACGCTGGATACCGTGACCGACAGGGTGCAAGCGAGCAACTATGGAACCGGAACTAAGTTTCACGGTCCATCAATCACTAGAATGCTAAAAGCGGATAAGAGTGGGCATGTTGGAGCAATGAATTTTAGATGCACGTTCTCGCACAAGTTTTGCCTTTCAAAGGGTGTTGTGAACCAGCAAGGTGCGTTCAATGTGCTCTTTTGCCACAACACAGGTACAGAGCGACACCTTGTAACAGCTTTTTCCATTGAGACATATGAAACACCCCGAGTGGCACTAACAAGGATGTTCGAGGGTAGTCAAGGCATTTCTATGTATGGCCCTGATGTTCCAATTGACTGGGATAACCTAAAGACCGGAGCGCCTGAACACGCATCAAACACATGCACAGTAACCAAAGTAGGTGAAGTTGTAACCTTTAATATCTATGGTTCAAAGCGAACAATAACCATAAGAGAGCGAGATAACAGAGAGGTAAACGAAATTAGCATCATTTTCGGTGCGTATGGTAACAAGCCGACTTTAGGACTGAATATGCTATATGATTTAACCTTTACGAAGGACCATGCAACGACATTTATAGACATACCTAACAAATTTTCGCAAGGCGATAACATCAAAGTGAACGGAGATGAAGGGCGTATCATAGTCAACAATCTTGAAACCCCTGAGTACGGAGCAATCGGCAACAATTGGGAAGGCTTTAAGATAACGCAAGGTGCAAATCGTATCAATGTAGCGATGTCAGACTGGACAAAGAACGCACAGCTAAAACTAAAATACAGAGAGAGGTACATATAAAAAATGATAATCTATTTTACTGACAAAAAGCTAAACATACTAGGTATGGCCTCAACTCAGCTACCTACCGGCTTTAAAATCACCGGCGACAGCAAGGTTCAAGCAGTGGACACAGGTATCGCCACTTTAGGATTTAAAATCGTTTATACAAGCGAAAATAAGGCTCTATTAGAGCAAATGACAACGACTGGCAATCAGCTTTTATGCTCAAGGGATGGCAAAGACGAGGTATATACCATCATTGACACTGTAGAAGACTCTAAGAATCAAGACATAGAAGTCTATGCGGAAGATGCTGGGCTTGATCTACTCAACGATATTGCAGAGCCTTTTACCTCTGCAGAGGCAAAGCCTATTAGTTGGTATATTGAAAAGTGGACAAAAGACAGTGGTTTTGAGATAGGTATCAACGAAATCTCAGACCGTTCTAGGAAACTGAGTTGGGATGGAGAAGCGACTGTGACCGAAAGGCTTGCTAGCGTATCAAAGCAGTTTGATGCGGAGGTATCGTATAGCTTTGATATAAAAGGCTTAACAGTGGCACATAAGTACATCAACATCCACAAACGCAGAGGTAAAGACGTAAAAGAGGAGCTCAGACTCAATCGTGATACAGACAGAATCGTTGTAAAAAAGTCCATATCAAATTTAGCAACAGCTTTAATCGTAAACGGTGGCACTCCGGAGGGAAAGGAAGAACCAATCACTCTAAAAGGCTACATATACGATGATGGCGACTTTTATGTTGATGCAGATGGGCGACTATGCTCCAGAACTGCACTTGCTAAGTGGGGAAGAATCAGCGAGATCATATCGGAAGATGGACTAAAGAAGACACAGATATTCAAGCACATCACAAAAACATACAGCTATGACACGCTCGTGCAAAAGACACTGTGTAATCATGCAATCGGCAAGCTAAAGAAGATAAGAGACATTGAGGAAAATTACGAGATTGAAATCAATAAGTTACCCGAGAATATTGCAATAGGCGACAGAATCAACGTTATTGACGAAGCCGGAAAGCTTTATCTATCGGCTAGACTACTCAAGCTAGAGGAATCTATCGACGATGGCATGCAAAAAGCCACTCTCGGCGAGTATCTAATACAAGACAGTGGAATCTATCAGTCGATTATTGACCTTGCGAACGAGCTCAAGGCTCTTCCACGGCCTAAGCCACTCTACACATGGATTGCGTATGCTGATGATAAGAATGGAAAAGGAATATCGTCTTCTGCAGATGGCAAGGCATATTTAGGCATAAGCAACGGAAGATCAAGCGAGACAGTAGACCTAAGCAATCCGGGAATCTTTACATGGAGCAAAATCAAAGGCGAAGATGGAAGGCAAGGAGATAAGGGCGAAAAAGGGGAACAAGGCTTACCAGGTAAAAAAGGCGCAGATGGTAAATCTGCTTATACCTGGATAGCTTATGCAAGCGACAACAAAGGCACAAACTTTGCACATACTTACTCAAATATCCATACATGGACAGGAATCGCACTAGGTAAGGAAAGCGAGGCCCCTTCAAGTGACTACACAGATTATCAATGGCATCCGATCGTTGACGAAACACTAAGAACTGAAATGGAGGAGCTATCAGATATGTCTGTAGAGGCATTTAAAGAAGCACGAAAGACGGCCACAGACTATATAACATCATCACCTCAAGGCCTGATGGTAGCAGACCTCAAAGACGGACATCAAGATCCTGAAACAGCGACAGGTTCAAATGTACTTATCACAAGCGAAGGTGTGAACATTAGAAACGGACAGAGTATCAACGCATCGTTCGGGAAGAAAGTATCAATATACAGCGAGGAATCAGAACTCACACTTGATAAGTCTCTTGAGATTGGTTATATCAACACACCCGCAGAGGGAACGATAAGAGCGAGCATATCTCCACGAGAGATATCACTCACCAGCACAACAGCAAAAATAAACCTCGGAAACACATTGTCAATAGGTTCAAACGATGCACTGACATACGGAATGTATCGAGGGAATCGCTCATTAGTCTTTGAGAAAAATGGCACTATAACAGCATCAGACCCGATATCGGTACCCGAACTCAGAATCAGAGATGCAAGTTTAAAAGCTAACGGAACACAGCTTTACACAGATGGTGGCTTTAAAGCTAAGAGTGTTGTTGGATCGTTTATGCAAGCAAACTCAACGCAAAATGTTCTACTAATGAGAAATGGTGTCATAACTCCGCTGCAACTTAACAATCGGTTGTTTTCGAGTGGCGATGTTTTCTCGCTCATCAATGGTGCAATTAAAGTCAGCGAGGGAGGATTGTATGAAATCAGTGCTAGTGTTTACTTTGAGAACGTTGTTGGGACATCTCCGGTTAAAGGCGTTTACATCAAATCAAATGGCAATGAAATTGCGTCAACATTTATCACAACAGGGGTAGGTGGAGGTATTGGACTTGCTTCAAAGGTGGTATCGCTGACAGCTGGTGCGGAGGTGACTCTGAACGCTAGATACGTCGGAGGGGTTAATATCACAGTAGAGGGGAATAACCCAGCTACATATCTTTATATCAAATATCTATGCGGAGCAGAAGGGTAAAATAGGAGGATGTATGGAAAGAGCAATAATAATAGCTGTATTTGCGAGCACGGGGCTTTGGAGTTTTATTAGCATGCTAGTGCAGAGGTACATGGAGCGCAAGAGTGACTATGCAATGATGATGCGTGGATTGGGTCACGATAGAATATGCTATCTCGGAGAATCTTACATCAGACGAGGATGGATTACTCGTGACGAATACGAGAACTTAGTGGATTATCTGTACACCCCATACAAGAAACTTGGAGGGAATGGCACGGCAGAAAAAGTCATCAACGAGGTAAAGCAGCTCCCATTAAAGGATAATTGTAATATTAAATAATTGGTTAACCGGCAGCGATATGCTGCCTTTTTAATTTCAAGGAGGTAGAAAAATGAATCTTGAATTTTTAACAAATCTTTACATCCCACTAGTTATCGCAGTTTGTTTGGTCGTAGGTTATTTGATGAAGAAGTTTTTACCAACCGACAACAAGTACATTCCACTCACAGTCACAGTGCTAGGAGCCGTGCTAGGCTGTATCAATGCACAGGCTATAACACTTGTTGCGATTGCAAGTGGTATGATTAGTGGACTTGCAAGCACAGGCTTGCATCAGATTTTTAAACAGATTTTAAAATTAGAAGACAATACCGAGAAGAAAGTCGAGGACTAGACTATGGCATATCAATTCATAGAGGACTTTGATAGTCCGAACTTTGGCAAATACTTTGTCGGAGAAACGAATCAGAATCATCCTGAATACATCTGTATTCACCATTGGGGAGTAGATGGGCAGTCATTCATGGGTGTTGTGAATTGGTTGTGTAATCCCAAAGCTGGCTCATCGGCTCATCTAGTTATAGAAGCCGGCAGAGTAGCTTGTATCGTTAGCTTTCCTAATGTTGCGTGGCATACTGGAGTAATGGAGGAAAACGCAAGGTCGTTAGGCTTTGAATGTAGACCAGAATGTCGTCCAGAAGACTTTGAGACAGTGGCAGAGGCAATAGCTTATGCGTGGAGAATTTATAATCGCAAGATACCACTCAAAGGTCATTGTGACATTAAACCTACTCAGTGTCCTGGTCGATGGTATGCAAAGCTAGACGAACTCTATCGCAGAGCAGAATACTACTATAACGGTGGTGGTACTCAGCCTGTGGTCGAGAAGAAAAATATTCCATCGGATGTCAAGATAACTAGGTACAACGGAGCAGATAGATACAAGACTGCTGACCTAATCGCCGAATCACATCTAAAACCTAACAAGGTTGTTGTTAGTGGCAAGACATTTGCCGATGGTTTGAGTGCTAGCTATCTTGCATACACTAAAAATGCTAATCTAGTATATGATGAGTGCAAGGGTACTAATGGACTTGAGACAACAGTTGTCGGTGGCGATGTAAAAATCAACGGTACAGGGGTTAAGGTGCTCAGTGGTGCTGATAGATACGCAACTAATCTTGAGGTGCTCAAAGAGTGCATAAAGGGAACTAAAAAACTAATCATCACAAGTGGTAAAGATTGGGCAGATGGTGTGTCTGTATCGACAGTCAGATACCCGGTTATGATGGTAGGCGACTATCTCACAATCAAACAGTCGGCATTTTTGGACAAGCAGTCTGACCTCGAGTACATCATACTAGGTGGAGAGAGTGTAGTATCAAAGGATATTGAGCGACAGCTTGCAGATATAGGCAAGGTAACAAGGCTTGACGGATTAGACAGATACGAGACATCGACAAAGATTGCTGACCTATTCTACCCTAACGCAGATACTGTGATTTTAGTTAATGCGTGGGCTGATGGACTAGTGGCAAGCAATCTAGGTGACTATCCTGTACTACTAGTCAATAAGTATACCAATGAATCGGCAAAGGCTTACATCAAAAAGCACGGAATCAAAAAGGCGTATGTTCTAGGCGATATTTCTGATGATATTCTAGCCGACATATTTGACTAATCAAGAGGGCGTTTGCCCTCTTTTTTTGTTGCCATAAATCAGTTTTGCGAATACAATCTAAGTAGTAGAGGCAGCAAAATCAAAAATACGAATTATATACGAAAAATATATTTTTGATGACTTTGAGGATGGAGAAACAAGGCTCGAAACGGCTAAAAATAGCCATAAGAATATATGTGTAAATCCTAAAAAACATATCAAATTACTCTCGCCATCTCCACCAAAACAAGCTGCCCCGCGACTGGATTAACCAGAGCGGCGAGGCAGCTTTTTCGCTAGGGATGTCTGCGATTGATGAAACTTGTTGAAATCAGAGCAGTTACAGCCCGAACGTGAATTCAAGACCCAGGTAGTAATTCCTGGGATTTTATTTTGGGTAAAGGTGTGTCAACTTTTCTGTACACGGTCTGTACACGATTTATATTTCGATTTTATCTAAAACTTTGATTGCCTTTTCATGTTCTGCCGGATAAAAATGGCTGTAAACATTTAGTGTTGTTGCGATGTCTGAGTGACCGAGCCGTCTGCTTATCTAAGGAAAATAAAGGCATTTCATGAAAGTTGCGACAAATGCAACAAAAAAGTGTGATATATTGTATTTAGTGAAAAAGGAATTGTGGCTTCCTCAATTTATATTTCACATGATAACTCACAGAAGGCGCCTAAATATGGCGTTTTTTGTGATATGGGAAATATTTTTGTGCAAAAAAATGTTTTTGTGGTATAATTCAGTTTGAAAGGATGAGTTAAACAAGGAGACATGAGGAATGATTAACCCGATAAGCTTAAAAGCAAGTCAAATGATAAAAGATTTGTTAGAGGAACTTGAGAAGCTTTACGATGCGGATTGCTTGTATTTAAACGGTCCTATAGAACCTAATCTGATTATTTTTGCCAGAGAAACAATAGATTTAACAAGAAAAGAGGATAAAAGGCACACAAAGCTTTGTGTAATTCTCACGACTAATGGCGGTGATGCAATTACAGTGGAGAGGCTTGTTAATATTTTTAGACATAATTATTCCGAGGTTGACTTTATTATCCCAGACCACGCTTATAGCGCTGGAACAATATTATGCATGAGTGGCGATAATATCCATATGGATTACAATTCTGTATTAGGACCAATAGACCCACAAGTTCAGAATAAAGAGGGGCGTTTTGTCCCTGCGCTTGGATATCTTGGGAAAATAGATGACTTGCTCGTAAAAGCACAAGCTGGAAATATAAGTGAAGCTGAATTCCTTATTTTAAAAGATTTTGATTTGGCGGAAATTAGCCTTTACGAACAAGCACGAGACTTAACCGAAGATTTACTGGTTAAATGGTTAGTTCAGTTTAAATTTAAAAATTGGGGAACTCATTCCAGTAACGGAACGGCTGTATCAGAGGATGACAAAAGAGAGCGTGCGAAAGAAATTGCTAAGGCACTATCAGATTATTCTCGGTGGAAATCGCACGGTCGTCCGTTGAGTATTGAGGTTTTATCAGGACTGAAACTTCAAATTGAAGATTTTGGCAAGGAGCCTGATAAACAGAATCTAATTCTTGAATGTCATAACATGTGTGAAGATTTTATGAGACTGCAGCAAATGAATGCAATTATTTTCACGAGGAGGACGTTGTAATGAAGAAGAGAAATATGGTTAACGAGATTAAAAAAATATCTGGAGCTAAAATTCAATCAAATCGAATTCCGTTGGAAGGCGCACTTTCGATAACCGAAAAAAGAGGATTCAGAGGGCTAAGCATTAATGATCAAAGATTATGCAATTATGGTAAAAATTGTAGCTACTCAGCAGGGAATAATTCCTACAATTAAGATATGATTGTTAATATTTAGATAACCTAAAGGCACTTCGAAAGAGGTGTCTTTTTTCATACTTACAAAACAGACGAAAAGAGAGGTGGTGGTGTGGCAGGATATGATAATATCAGAGACGCAAATCAAAAACGAACGCCGCACGAACGCCGAGAACTGGCAAAGATTGCAGGAAAGGCAAGCGGTGTTGCAAGACGGCGTAAAGCGAACTTTAACAAGACACTAAATATGCTACTTACGGCTGAGATAGATTCACCGGAATGGAAGCCGTTACTCGATGAGCTTGGAGTCGGCGCGACACTAGAAAGTGCAATGCTGATGGCTCAAATCAAAAAGGCGCTATCAGGAAATGTAAAGGCAGCTTATTTTGTAGCACAATATGCGGGGCAATCATTTAACACCGATGCAGATAATAAAGAGCAAGAAGCTCGAACCGAACACATCAAAGCGCAGACTGCAAAGGCTAAAGGAGAAGACGTGCAAGAAATTGAGGACGACGGATTTATCGATGCTCTTAGAAGCGAGGCGATTGACGTATGGGAAGATTAGCACAAGCTTTTAAATTTAAACCATTTAGTCGAAAGCAGAAAAAGATTTTAACCTGGTGGCTTCCGGAATCACCGGTACACGAGATGAACGGTATCATCGCTGACGGTGCGATTAGATCAGGCAAGACGGTATCGATGGCATTGTCCTTTGTGATGTGGTCGATGGAAGACTTTAACGGAGAAAACTTTGGCATGGCAGGAAAAACGATCGGAGCCTTTAGGCGAAATGTTTTAAAGCCACTCAAACTAATGCTCTTGGCTAGAGGATACAAGTTCAAAGACAGGAGAGCTGACAACCTGTTAGAGATTACCAGGGGAAATATTACAAATTATTTTTACATTTTCGGCGGTAAAGACGAACGCTCTCAAGACCTTGTACAGGGTATCACACTGGCTGGGTGCTTTTTCGATGAGGTATCTCTTATGCCGGAGTCGTTTGTCAATCAGGCAACAGCACGATGCTCAGTCGAAGATTCCAAGTGGTGGTTTAACTGCAATCCGGATAAGCCTAAGCACTGGTTCAAAGTAAACTGGATTGACCAGGCAGCAGATAAGGATTTAATTTATTTGCATTTTACGATGGACGACAATCTGTCGCTCTCGGAAGCAATAAAAGAAAGATACAGGCGCCAATTTGTAGGCGTCTTTTTTAAGAGATTTATTCAAGGGCTATGGGTTGCAGCAGAGGGGCTTGTACATCCTCAGTTTGCAGACAAGGCGCAAGCTTACGCAATAAGCTACGACAAACTAATGCCCATTGACGAAAATGGCAATCGAAAGAATGTGCATGGTATAGTGCAGATTTATATCGGCATAGATATTGGCGGTACAAATTCACACACGCCGTTTGTTGCTACAGGATTTACTAAAGGCTTTAATAAGCAGATTAGACTGTACTACAAACGAATTAGACACAGCAAGGGAACCGTAGACCCGGACAAGATATACGCAACATTCAAGGGATTTGTTAACGAGGTAAGAACCTTATATCCAGGCATTCCTATTGTGGCTGCGTTCGTCGACAACGCCGAACAGCTAATACTAAATGGATTAGCAATATACTCTGCGCGAAATGGTGTAGGCATAAAGGTTGCAGGATGTCGCAAAACGGAATTTTCGGATAGAGTGCTTGCTTACAACGCAGTGATTAATACCAATCGGTTGCTGTGGGTTTCGGACTTCTGCGAGCCGATTGCTGACTCGATATCCGAAATGGTATATGACAGCAAGAGCAAAAAAGAGGAAAAACTACTCGACGACTTTTCAACAGACGTTGACACATACGATGCTGACTACTATTCATGGAGTCAGTTTATTGACTATTTTCATCCGACGGAGGGATAAATGGCATACGTTAAAGATTATTTAAATAAATTAGGATATGGCGTAAACGAAAAAGCGCTCACGATTATGAGCTTATGCGATTCCTGGTACTCTAACGACCTTGTAGAAGATTTCCATAATCGTGTAACAGTCAACAATGTCAAATACAAGATGGAGCGCACAGGCTTTGCTAAGAGAGCGTGTGAGGACGATGCGAACCTTTGTGAGGTAGTAGACATTGTTGCAAATTCGGAAAGCGCAAAAAAGTTTGTTGAGCAGCAGCTATCAAAAGATAAGTTTTCAAAAGCAATCCGCAGGCAGTTAGAGCTTATGTCAGCTCAGGGAACTGTAGGTGCTTATGTTCGAGTTGTTGGTGCTGATTTGTTTGACGATTCTTCGCTAAAGGGCGGTACAATCGAGCTTGTTTACGTTGAGCCGAGTGGAATATTTCCGCTAACAATCTCAAAAGGCATAGTCACAGAGTGTGCGTTTGCGTCTGAAAATATAGTTAAGGGGAAAACAGAGACCACCATCGTTATATTTAAGCTTGTTGATGGCAAGTATAAGTCTGTTACCTCCGTTTTAGACTCTCAAGGCAAGGAGATTCCAGATAAACATGTAGAAATCGACCTCGGAGAGATAAAGCCTTTTTCGATTCTTACTACTGCGGTGGTTAATAATCTCAAGGACATGAAGGGGTATGGCTATCCGAAAATCTATGCAGCAATACCTGTCCTTAAGAGCATAGATCTAATATTCAATGTGCTATTTGGAGACCTGGACAAGGCTGACAAGATGGTGCTTTATAACGAGGCACTGTGTAATTTTGATAAAAACGGATCACCGTCTACACCGAATAAGCAGCATAAAAAGACCTTTGTTTCGATGGGAGAAAAGCTGCCCAACGCTGATGACATGGTTCAGGAGATAAATCCGGTTATCCGTATTGACAGCATAACCAAGACATTTGAGCTTTCATTATCATTGCTTTCAACGATGTTCGGTTTCGGAACTCGTAAATATAGCTTTGAAAACGGACAGATCAAGACTGCTACAGAGTACATCGGAACAAAGCAAGACTCCATGCAAGAACTCAATAAGCAAAGGCAGAACCTCACGGACTACATTACAGACCTTGTAAGAGCGCTTCTGTGGTTCTCGAATGCGTTCAACGGTACAAAGTACGATCTTGCAGAAGAAATCGTAATAACTTACGATGATAGCTTTATTACTGATAGACAGAGCGAGCTTGACTCTATGAGAGCCGACGCGCAAGCTTTTGGGCTACCGAAGCTTGTTAAACGATACATACAAGACAAATACGGACTTACAGAAGCCGAGGCAGAAGCCTGGTACAATGATGTAGAAGTCGATGACGAAACGGAGGCATAGTCATGCTATCCGACTATCAGAAAGAGCAATTAAGTGCTGAGATGGTGCCGATGTTTCAGGATCTTGAGCAGGATACAATTCAGGACATCGCTCGAAGATTGCGCAAATCAAAACGATGGACAGAATCTGCAGAGCTGCAAGCAAAAGCTCTTGAGTCTTTAGGATATAGTCCTAGTCAGATACAAGCCCGTGTGCTCGATAAATTGCACGCTGACAAAGATTTTATCGACATGCTGAACGAGAACACACTTGAGCACAAAAAGCTTGTTAGGGAGCGAATTAGAGAGACTGTAGACTCGGCGCAAGCTCACGGAGATAAGATAATCGGACGAGCAGGCGACATGTCGTTTGCAGATGATGTGGCATTTTGGAAGACAAAAGGTCAACACTTAAAATCAAGCCCAGCACTGAAGCAAATCTCCTCAGAAAGCTCGAAGCGATTGGAGCACGAGCTGAAATCGTTGACTCATTCTACAGGTTTTAAGTTCACAGGAGCGCCTATTCCAGTTGAGAAAGCGTTTAATCATTCAATGGATAAGGCAGTGATAAACGTTGCCAGCGGTGCTTTTTCGTCTGAGCAAGCGGTTGAACAGGTCGTTTCGGACCTCGAAAAAAGCGGGTTAAGGTACGTGAACTATGCATCAGGTGTAACAAGAGGGATAGATGTGGCTGCACACTTGGCTGTTAGAACGACGTTAAATCAAATGGCAGCAGATATATCGATGAGTAACGCTGAACAGCTTGGAACGGATTTAGTCGAGGTTTCCTCACATGGTGGAGCACGATCCGGAGACGGACACGCAAATCACGCAGGATGGCAAGGCAAGGTGTATAGCATAAGCGGAAAGGCTCATCCGAAAGAAAGTAAAAGACTTGGATATAAAATATTGAGCCTTGAAGCAGTTACCGGTTATCCGCATGATCCAGCAGGACTTTGCGGGTATAACTGCAAACATACGTTTTATCCATTTATCGAAGGAATATCAGACCCTACTCCAATCGAAAAGGAGCCTGAGCCGGTTAAGGTTAATGGCAAGACATATACACACTACCAGGCAACGCAATACCAGCGCAGACTTGAAAGGGAACTCAGGGAGTTTAAAAGACAACATCTAGGCGGACAGAATATGACTGCTGCCATCACAGCAAAGGAACAGCAGTATGCTCGATTTTGTGAAAAGGCAGGACTCAAGCAGAACCTTAACAGGCTTTATGTAAAGGGTTATAAGAGAGATTTTGAGTATATAAACCCATTTGAAGATAAAAATATTGATGACTTTAGAAACATCATCTCGGATTTTTACAATAAAAACATTTTTAATTTTAGCGATTTCGACAGGTTTAATCTTGGCAAATTGCCCGCGATGAAAGAAGTTCCTTTTATGGATGGCTCAAATATTTTTATAGAGGGGAAATCTTTAAAAAGAATTTTAAACAAACATGGGCACGAAATGACACGTGAGGAAATTTTGTTCATTGAAGACTCAGTGAAATTCCCGAGTTATTATGCCGACAATTCAAAAAGACATAAGAATTCATTGATGTTGTTTAAAAAATTGCCAGATAAAAAGACGCGATATGCAGAATGTATCTTTGTAAAACGTGGAGATGGATACGTCATTCATTACCATAAAATGAATGATAGGAAACTAAGAAAACTCAAAAAGGAAGAAAGTTTATTTGACATAAACAAATAAAGGTTATATAATTTTATTAACATAAACAGCTTAGAGGTTGAAAAGTATCCGGCTCCAACGCGCCACCATAAATGGTGGGTCGAGAAATGTGGGCGACATCAGCCGGTCCCACCTAAGCTGTTTTTACGGAACGTACGCGGATGTCCTTCGGGCTCCGCGTCTTTTTATAACCAAATACGCTATTAAACATCGCAAGCAAGCGATGTTTTTTATTGCCGTTAGTCCATTCGGCGTAAAACAGGACAAGAACGGTAGTCCAAGCGTAAGCACTCGCAGGACGTAAAAAGAAAGGAAACTATTACAATGGCATTTACAAGAGACTCACTAAAGCAATTTGGTATCACAGACGATGAGATTATCACAAAGATACTAAATGCACACCACGCAGAGCTAGATCCAGTCAAGGATAAGGCTGAACAGTATGATAAAGTCAAGGCTGATTTTGACGAGCAAGCAAAGACCATTAAAGCTCTGCAGGACGCTGCCGGCGATAAGGAAGCTTTGCAAAAGCAGATTGATGAGCTTAAGGCTGCTGCGGACACTAAGGCTGCTGACCACAAGAAGGAACTTGAGGAGATGCAGAACAAGCTGGAGGGCGCAGAGTTTGATAAACTGCTAGACGAGGCCATCACAAAGGCAGGCGGTCGCAGAACTGCAAGTATAAGGGCAGAACTTAAACTTGATGAGCTGAGAGCAAGCAAGGATCGTTCGAGCGACATCGAAGCGGCAATCAATGCGCTAAAGGAAGCAGAGGACACATCGTTCTTGTTTGGTAACGCAGAAGCTAATCCTACCGGTGCAAAGGTAGACACTTCGGGGAATGCTGCTGGAGGTGTTGGAGGAACTAACGAAGCAGAAGCAACGGCAAGAGCTGTAATGGGTCTCGGACCAAAAGGAAAGGAAAATTAAACAATGGCAAATCAGATTTCAAAATTTAAAGTTTACGTTAAACTTCTTGACGAGGTTTACAAGAATGCATCATGCACGGCAATTCTTGACGGCGCTCCAGAGCTCGCACAGCAGGGAGCTAATGCAGACGAGCTTATCATCCCTAAGATTGACATGGACGGTCTTGCAGACTATGACCGTTCTGCAGGGTACACGATGGGCGGAGTTGAGTTTAAGAACGAGACTGTTAAGTGTAACTTCGATAGAGGCAGAAAATTTCTTGTTGATGCGGTAGACGATATCGATACAGCGGGAATGGCATTCGGTAAGCTTTCATCGGAGTTCCTACGTAGAAAAGTTATTCCGGAGCTTGATGCGTTCAGAATCGCGACTTACTGCAAGAAAGCAGATTCAAGCATTAAGGCAACCACTATCACAGATGGTGCATCAGCTATCAAGGCGATTGCCAAGGTGTTCGACGATATGACCGACAATGAGGTTACACAGGACGGAAGAATCCTTTTTGCATCACCGACTGTACTTGGTCTAATTCGTGACCTTGACACTACAAAGTCAAAGGATATTATCGGAATGTTCGCAAAGGTTCAGAGCGTGCCATCAGGCAGATTCTATACCGCAATCGAGCAGCTCGATGGCAAGACGGGCGGACAGGAGAAGGGCGGCTTCAAGAAGGCAGCAGCAGGCAAAGCTCTTGACTTCCTTATCGTTGAACCTTCTGCAGTAATCCAGTTCCAGAAGAGGAACGTCAATAAGGCGATTTCTCCAGACGACAACAAGGATGCTGACGGATGGCAGTTCAACTTCCGCGAGGTCGGTATAGCTGACGCTTACGAGAATAAGCTAAGTGGTATCGCAGGAATGCATAAGGCGTAGGAGGTAATCAATGGGTAGAATAGTAGGTCTTGAAATCTTTGATGATGAGATTCTCTCAAGTGGGAATGTTGCAAAGGTTGAGATAGGCAAGAACGCCGCTATAGCTGACGAGACTATCTCGGATGCTGTAGCTACAGATTTTCTTAATGAGACGAAAGAGGACAAGAAAGGTAGCAAATAGCAATGATGAACGTTACGTTAAAAGAGTATCAAGTCATTTACATAGACATCCAAGACGAGGCGGAATATCAGCGTCTTTTTGAAAGAGCAAAAGGACTGCTCAGAGGTTGGACGGCAAGACGAATTGATGAGGTGACATCAGAAGCAGATTATCGATACGAACAGGTTAAGGCTGCGATTATTCACGTTATCCATTTTCTTGTCAGCCAGAACGCGAATGATGGCGTTGTCTCTGTGTCGAATGACGGATACTCTGAGACGTATGCGTCAGCTAAAGACCGCGAGACGGCATTAAAAAGCACTATCTTTGACATCTTGTCCGGCACGGGATTGATGGGGTGTATGTAATGATTTTCACAGACACAATAACAATCTATAGTTACTACAAGGATAACGGCGCTGAAAAATGGCATAGAAAAGTCTTAAAAGGAGTAATGTGGAAACGTAAGAGGGTTCAATCCGTCAATATAGACGGAAAGCTAAATATTGTTGACACTGTGTCAATCACTATCCCTTACAGAGTCTTATATTTGCCGTATAAAGAGTTTTTGTTATCTAGTGACAGATTGAGTCATTGGACAATCGAAACCGCGTCAAACTTAAGCGTAGCTATCTTGGGAGAGTGTGATAAGGAAATAGGGGGTAGCTATAGGCTAAAAGACCTCAAACGAGATTATTCGGATGTGGTTACGCTGAAATCATTATCGGATAACACAAACCGAGATCATTTGAAGAACTGGAAAGTGATAGGTGCGTAATGAAGCATGTAAGCTTGAGATTAAAGCTACAGAGCAGCGAGGACATAAAGCGTCGATTCTTTGTAGAAAAGCAAGGGAAGGTGCAAATGTTTATCGACTCGGAAGTGTTGAGACGTTGCGTGCCTTATGTCCCGCAGGATAAGAGCGACCTAATAAAAAGCGGACAAATTGGTACGGTCATAGGTAGTGGTACGGTAAGATATGTAGCGCCTTATGCCAGAAGATGGTATTACATGCCAGCCCAATTTCAAGGAGCGCCTAAGCGCGGGAATTATTGGTTCGAACGAATGAAGAAAGCGGGAGGTGCTGCTGCGATAGCACGTGGCGCAAAAAAAATCATGGCGAAAGGAAGTGATTGACGGTGACATTATCAGAATCGATTAAAAAATGGATGAGGGGATGTCCCGGTCTCGCTCTCTGCGATGATTTTGACACAGATAGATTGAGAGCTGAAGCGGAAAGCTTGGGCATATACAAGCAACCGACCAACGAGACAGTCGATTATATTGATGGCAGTACACTATGCACTGATTATTTTTATATCGTTGCAAGGCAAGAGGCTCAGGAAGAGCGCGACAGGGTATCAAATCAAGAGTTCCTGGAACAATTCGAACAATGGATCGAGGAACAAAACCTCAAGTCAAATTATCCGAAAGGGTATAACATTGAGGAGATAAAGGTCGCAAGCTCATTTTATATGCAAGAAACAGATGGCGAGCAAGCTGTCTATCAGATTAGTGTAGGAATAACTTACAGAAAGGAAAGGTAAAATGGCAGAACAGGTTAAACGCGTTAAAAAGCACATGATCGCACTGTT